AATTAATACGGGATAAATTTAATGGAAACGCTTCCAACATCGCCATTAGCAAAATTATATACAAATCCAAATATGATGACTACATTGGCATATCCTTCCGATCTTGGTACAAGTAGAAAGGGGCATTGGATAAATTTTAATATTTCTGTTCCTACAAAATCAACATATGCAACAACATACACACCTCAAGGATCAGCTGGAATATTAAATGCAATATCAGCTTCTTCTATGACAAGTATAGTAAATGCAATTTCGCACCCAATAGATACAATATCTTCATTATTTTCTACATTAGGAGCAACTAATTCTTCTGGTTCTGCATATAATGCCCCTATTCCCGAATTATGGACATATACAGTTACTCCTGGGTCTACAAAACTTTCAACAGTAATTAGTTTATATGCTCCAGACACTCTTTCTACTGTCCAACACTCTCATTATAGTGTAGAAAGTTTAGGAGAAGCTACAGGAGTTGTTGGACAACTTGCAGCAGGAACAATTGGAATTGAAGAAGCAATAAAATCTGGTGGTGGGGATACTGCAATAAAAAATATGGCGGTTGAGGCTGCTCTTGCTACTGCAACTGGGAGTCAAGTTGTTGTTAATGCTGGACTTAAAGCTGGAGGTTCTGCCATAAACCCACAAATGGAAGTGTTTTTTAAAGATATCGATTTTAGAACCTTCCAATTTGATTTTTTGTTTACACCTCGTTCTGCTTCTGAAGCAGAAACAGTAAGGGCTATAATACAAGCATTCAAATTTCATGCTGCTCCTGAATTAGATAAAAATAATAGTGCTGGCGGAAGATATTATATTGTTCCGTCTGTTTTTGAAATTCAAATGTATAAAGATGGCCAAAAAAATGAGAATGTCGGAAAATATGGTGTCTGTGCTTGTGAAACAGTAAATGTTGATTACGCTCCTCAGGGGTGGGTTACTCATGAAGATGGTATGCCAGTACAAACGCGTCTAACTCTCCAATTCAAAGAGATGGAAATAATGACAAAAGAACGTATTGCACAAGGATATTAATAATGGCTGATTTCTTTTCAAAATATCCAAAATTAATTTATAATAATAAAATTGCTACAGATCTTATTGCAAGAGTCGCATTAAGAGAAAAATATTCAAATAAAGTGCAGTTATATTATGAATATGACTTACAAGAAGGAGATACTCCAGAGATTGTAGCATCAAAATATTATGGCGATCCAGAAAAAAACTGGATAATATTATTTATGAATGAAATTATAGATCCTGTTTTTGATTTTCCTTTATCACAATCGAATTTTATTGCATATCTTGATAGCAAATATATGCTCGAAGGTTCTGCAATAAACCGTACTGGTTCTCAATATGCAACATTAACTATAAATCCTGATCCACTAGGGTATGTTGTTGATGTCATAACAACAGATCAATCTTCTGGAACAATTTCTACAAATACAATATATATTGATCAAAAAGCATATAATGGACAATATTCGAATCCGACATTTAATTTTACAAATAGTCCTTTTTCAAATATTCAATATATTAAACGAACAGTAACAATTTATGATTATGAGAATCAAATAAATGAATCAAAAAGGACAATAAAATTGCTACAAACACAATATGTCAGCAAATTCGAAGAAGAATTATCTTCTTTAATGAAACTTCAATATGTGTAAAATAATATGAGTGACGGTATATTAACCTCCCAAGACATAGGAATAAAATCTTGTTTGATTTCCGGATCATCAGGACAACAAATTGACTTTAAAAATATAATTATAGAATTTAATTATTATGAAGATATATTTGCTAATGGAGTTAGTGGTTCTCTGGTGGTAAATGATTCTATGGGCTACATAAATATTTTACAGTTACAGGGGTCAGAAGTTTTATCTCTTGTTATAGACAAACCAGGATTAAATCTGCCAATTTCTGGTAATTATAGAATTTATACAATATCAAACAGAAAACAAACAAATTCAACAAATCAAAATTATATAATCAAATTTTGTTCTGAAGAATTATTTTTAAATGAACAATATAGAATTTCTAAGTCTTACACCAAAGTTAAAGTTTCTGATATTGTTATTGATATTGCATATAACCAATTAAAAATTCCTGAACCATTATTGATTATTGATGAAACAACTGGATTAAGAGATATTGTAGTTCCCAACTTTAAACCAATTCAAGCAATAAACTGGCTGTCAACATTTGCATTAGCTGGTGGATCAAAAAATATTGGCGCTCCATTTTTCTTTTATGAAGATAGAGATGGTTGGAAATTTAAATCAATTTTAACGTTATTTAAACAACCAGTTTATAAAACATATGAATATAGCGTAAAAGGTTTAAAATCTGACAGTAATGATTTGGTAACCGATTTAAATGCTGAAATTGTTAATGTTATACAATATGAACATGTCAAAAATTTTGATTCTGTTTCTGCTGCCAGATCAGGTGTTTTTGCAAATAAGTTGCACACTGTTGATCCGTTAAGATTAAAACTTGGAGAAACAGATTTTAATTATGCTCAATATTTAAGTAATAATCCAGCAACATTAAATCAATACAATATTCCTGATACAGCAAAAAATAGAAAAGGTGATACAATGTCTGATGCTTCTGCTGTAGTAAAATATTGTATGACAACATCAGGCCAAAATCAAAATTCTTATATAAAAAGCAAAAATATTACAGTAAATGAAAATTTAGTTGAACAAACAGTACCATTAAGAACAGCACAAATTGCGTTATTTTGTATTAATAGAATGAAATTATTAATTCCAGGTGATGTGTATATGACAATTGGAAGAGTTATCGAATTTAATTTACCTCAAGTATCTTATAATAAAGCATCAAGACAAAAAGGAAAGGACGAATTTTATTCTGGAAAATATTTAGTCACAGCAGTAAGACATTTATTTAATCAAGCAGGAACATATGTTACATGTATTGAAATATGTAAAGATTCTTCCCCAACCCAATATGGTTCTTTTGATAATTCAAATCCTGAATGGAATTCTTTACGATGAACAATACATTAGATTTTAATAATACAAGAAGAGGAAATTTTCTTGGTCATGATGGGTTTATTTGGTGGATTGGTGTTGTTGAAAATAGAAATGACCCATTAAACCTTGGGCGATGTCAAGTTAGAATTAAAGGTCTTCATTCTGCAAATTTAACAGAAATAACTACAGAATCATTACCTTGGGCACAGCCACTTTTTCCTATTAATCAATCATTTTCTACTCCTGCCACATTAACTGAGGGGGATATGGTTGTCGGGTTTTTCCTTGATGGTGATTCTGCACAATTTCCAGTAATTTTTGGAATGTTTCATGGAATACCAGAAGATCAAACAAATCTAAATTTAGGATTTAATGATCCAAGAACTGCTGACCAATTAAAGGCAGCGCCAAGAAAACCAAAATCAATTAATTATAATACTTCTGGTAGTGGTGCATCAATAAATGATAATTCTGCTGGCAACAATTATCCTGATATACTGAATGAACCAACTACTGATAGACTAACAAGAAACGAAAGTATAGATTCTACAATCGTAAAATCAAAAAGGGATTCAGTAGTAAATGTTACAGATGCGAAAGGCGGTTCATGGAAAGAACCTGCTACTCCATATAATGCAACATATCCATATAATCATGTTTTAGCAACTGAGTCCGGTCATTATCTTGAATTTGATGATTCCCCTGGAGCCGAACGTGTTCATTTATACCACAGATCAGGAACTTTTTCAGAAATACATCCAGATGGCACAAAAGTTGAAAAAATTACTAAAAATAAATATACGATAGTGATGGGTGACGATGACATCTATGTTATGGGGGATTGTTCTGTTACAGTCCAAGGCAATGCAAAAGTTTATGTTCAAAAAAATTGCGATTTAAAAGTAGATGGAACTATGAATCAAACTATTGGAAAAGATTTAAACCTTACTGTTGGTGGAAATATTACAACAATTGCGAGTGGAAATATTACTCAAACAAGTATTGGTGATACACAAATTATTGGTGCTAGTGTTGATATTTTATACATATAACTCGGGGAAATAAATGTCAATTCTTACAACCACAAATGGCTTAACAAATGGTGTCGTTGATCAAAGTGGATATTCAGACCTTGATTTATCGTTTAATCCTCATCCAGTAACTGGGGATTTAATGATAACAACAGGAAATATTGCTGTTTCTAGAGCATTAAAAAATTTAATTTTAACTAATCATTACGAAAAACCATTTAATCCAGATTATGGTTCAAATGTCCTAAAATTATTATTTGAACCAATGACACCATTTACTGCTTCAACTTTAGAATCAGAAATAAAATATACTATCAAAAATTTTGAACCTAGAATATCAATAAATTTCGTGAATGTTGTTGCAGATTATGAAAATGATGCTTACGCTGTTTCTATATCATATTACATAAATAATTTAGTTCAACCGTTTTCAGCAGATTTTTTACTAGCACGTTTGCGATAATAAATACTATAAAAGAATTATAGGGGTAGATAAATGGCAACCGCCAATTCAAACATTAATATTACTAATTTAGATTTTGATTCTATAAAATCAACTCTACAAACCTATCTTGGTAATCAATCGCAATTTACAGATTATAATTTTAATGGGTCTGTCATTTCTTCAGTTTTAGATTTATTATCTTATAACACATATTATAATTCGTTTTATTTAAATATGGTAGCTAATGAGATGTTTCTTGATACTGCGCTAAAACGCAGTTCAGTAATTTCTCATGCAAAATTACTAAATTATACACCAAGATCATCTATTTGTCCAAGTGCTATTGTAAATATAACAGTAACTGGTGGGTATAATTCTAATTTTTCTATTCCAAAATATACAGTGTTTCAATCAGAAGCAATAAATGGTACAAATTATCAATTTGTCACATTAGATTCTTTTTCTGTACCAGCTGTTTCGAATATTGCAACATTTAATTCGCTTAAATTATATCAAGGCCAACCAGTTTCATATACATTTAATGTTGATCCTGTTGGAAATCCTTCTTTTATATTTAAATTGCCGGATGGAACTATAGATTTATCTACACTTAATATTGTAGTATATCCAAATTCTCAATCCACAGCATTTTCTGTTTACAATCTAGCAACAGATTATATGTCTCTTGATGAAACTTCTAATGTATATTGGGTCCAAGAATCATTAGATGGATATTATGAAATTTATTTTGGAGATGGAATTCTTGGAAATAAATTATCAGCTTCAAATATTGTCGTTGTTGAATATTTAACTACAAGCACAATAAACGCAAATGGAGCAAAATCGTTTACTTTAATGGATAAACTCCAATATTATTCTTCTTTTTCTATCACAACAATTCAACCAGCTACAGGCGGTCAAGCAAAAGAATCAATTGATTCAATAAAATTTCAAGCTCCAAAATCCTTTTCTGCACAAAATAGAGCGGTATCAAAAGAAGATTATATTACAGCAATACAACAAAATAAATTTGGATATTCGTTTGATTCAGTAAATGTTTGGGGTGGAGAAGAAAATGACCCTCCAATTTATGGGCAAATTTTTGTTTGTATAAAACCAACAGGCGGATATTTATTAACAGATACACAAAAACAAAGACTCATAAGTGATGTTATAACACCTATTTCTGTTATGACAGTAAGACCTATAATAATAGATCCAGATTATACTTATGTTAAAATTTCTGTAAATGTTGTTTATGATCAAAAATTAACAGTCTTGACTCCTGCCCAGTTACAGACTGCAATTTCTGGATTAATACAAAATTTTGGGAATTCCACATTAAATACATTTAATTCTTCATTTTTATCTAGCGAATTAAATTCTATAATTTTAAATGCTGATAGTTCTATTCTTACCAATGAGATTAGCATCCAACTCCAAAAGAAATTTTTTCCAAATACTTCAACACCAACAACATATAATTTATATTTTGGGGCTCCTCTATCAAAAGGTATTTTATTGACTGGTGTAAATAGTTCACCATCATTTAAAGTTATAGATACATCAAATTTATCAACATCTATTGATGGTGTTTTTATTGAAGAATCTCCTACTCTTACTGTTGGTATATCTTCTATCCAAATAGTTAATCCTGGGTTTGGTTATCAACAAACACCAACAATACAAATTTTAGGTGATGGAACAGGCGCAACTGCTGTTGCTAATATGACAGTAAATGGAGCTATTAAAAATATTGTTGTTACAAATGCAGGTTCTGGTTATACTAGTGCAATAATAAAAATTGTTCCGGCAGCTAATGATACAACAGGACAAATGGGCTCTGCAACTGTTGTTTTACAAGGACAATATGGATCTTTGCGAACATCATATTATAATGATAATCAAATAAAAACAATTTTAAATGATAATGCAGGAACAATAGATTATTTAAATGGTATAATAACATTAAATTCTTTTAATCCAGTTGAAATTGATAATCCTTTAGGACAGTTTACATTAACAGCTTCTCCAACATCAACTATATTTTCTTCAACATATAATAGAATTATAACGCTGGATCCATTTGATCCAAATTCCATTACCGTAAATGTAATTGCGAAATCATAATGAATACAAGTCAAAATATATCGACATTATTACAATCTCAATTGCCTGAATATATTAGGGGCGATCCATCATATTCAAATTTTGTTTCTTTTCTCCAAGCCTACTATGAATGGATGGAACAAGATTCAGATACAAATAACACAAATGTTTTATATAATTCTAAAAATATTTTAAATTATAATGATATTGATAATACTACAGAAAAGTTTTTAGAATATTATGTTAATGATTTTTTACAATTTTTCCCAAAAGATTCTCTTGTATCGCCACAATTAGCAATTAAAGCAGCTAAAGAATTATATAGATCGAAAGGTACTCCAGCGTCTTATAAATTTTTATTTAAAATTTTATA